GTCAGATTCTCCTGACGTAACAAATCCGCCCGGAATCGAGATCGGCCCCATCGCTCCCTCTTGATACCATTGCATATCGATAACATAACCTTGTGCGTCAAGTTGGAACCACCCGAGCGGAACTTTAATGCTTGTCGATCCGTCGGGAGAAAAATTATCAAAATCGGCGATACTAATACTTACCGAACCCAAAGCTCCGACCGCGTAATTTACCTCTTCGAGAGGAACGCCGAGTTTGTTCCAATCCGCGTTAACGTTAGATATTTGGTGAGTGTGATCTGATTCGCCGGGGTGAAAGTGACTTGTTCCGGTTCCCGACGACGTGCCAGTGTTCCCGACGCCTTGCGGAGTTCCCACGTCACCAGATAATACACCAGACTCGGCCTCGACGCCGACGGTATAACTCCCATCAGAAAAGGCTCGCGACCCAATGTTTTCCGAACGACCGTCGAAAGCAATAGTACAAAAAATCAAACTCTTTCCACTTTGATTTGATGACGGCCTCGGCGCGAGCATCTTCGGCGGCAACATTCCCGCGTCGATTCCATCTTGTGAAATAATAATTTTTATATCCGCGCCGGAATCATAATCGGTCATGGTGGGAATAATTGGCACGCACGAATGCAAAGGAATCTGAGTAACTCCATCTCCCGAATGATAAGGGACATAAACGACGCCGCCGCGCCGAAAAAAGAAAAAGGTTTGACCGTTGCCCGTCTCTCGATCGGATCGAGTGAAACCGGGCGAGAATTGCGGAATGTGTTTTTTATATGCAATCGGCGGTTTTACTCCCGACGCGGTTTCCTCGAACCCTTGCTCGGGCATGAGGCGAGTCTTTAAGACAAACTCGCGGAGCGCGTTAATGTCGCGAACATGGCTCTTTAAACCCTTTCGCGCTTTTTTCGGCGGCTCATGCATTAGCCCGCCTCAAGAAATTTCGCGTGATATTCGGTAACATTCCAAAACCCTTCGCCGCGAACTTGCTCCTTTTCTTGAATGACTGAATGGGTTCTACAAACGATTAAACCCGTTTTAGGCGCGGCGACGATACTTTTGTTCCAGTGGCTAGGATCGCGAATCGGGGTCGCGTCGTCCGGGCCCTCGAATCGAATTAAGATCGGGCAAGCTTGACTAGTTATTTTAGAAGTATATCGAAGCTTATTAGGTTCTGATTTTGTTTTGTAAGTTGCGACTACGATCGGAGCTTCATAAGTGAAGTTTGCCGGGATTGCTTCGCTTGATCCGGTGCTTTTAATCGACAGCGATTTTAGTTCCTTTGTGTATTTGATATTTGCGCCGCTTGCCTCGCCTTTAGATTCCGAGGGGTGAATGCCTTCGAATCGCAAAGTCGCGGAGGAATAAACGTTGTCCTCGGTTATCTCCGGATAAGTTCTCGATCGCAAATGTTCGAATCCTTTAATCGGGCAAGTCGCCCCGGCGGGATACTTTGCAATGAACTCTTTCGCCTTCCCATGTGCTCCCATAAAAGGAACCTCGATCCATTGCATACCTTCCTCATCGACCCCATGAGTCAACCCGGCGACTTGCTGAAATCCTTTTTTTCCTTTGTAACTTGGCGTTGCCATTATGTCGCGATCCCTCTTGTTATTTTGTTAAGTCCCTTAAGAATCAAATCGGAGTTCTTCGTTGCCTTGTCTAAAAACTTTTTGGTTTGGTCTTGTGATTTTTTGGCCGCGCTCGCCAACGGTGCGCCCGCTCCGCCCGCCGCAAATCCGGCGACCATTTCAAACGTGCCATATTTTCCGCCCGCTCGGGTTTTGCTCTTTGCGGCTTTTGTTGCCGATTGTATTCCGGTCGGGTCGGGGATTTTCTTTTTAGCTTGGTCAATTAAATTTTTCCGGCGGCGTTTTGCGTCTCGTTCTTTTTCTCGCTCCGCCCTCGCTCCGGCTCTTCCTTCCTCGGCGGTAAGGTCGGAACTAGTTAAACCGACAAGCGTTCCCATTCCGGCATCCATTAAATCCTCGATTTTTAAAGAAACCGCTTCGATCGCGTCGGCGAATTTGTGCATTGCGTTGACCGCGAGAACAATGCCTTTATTCGCTAAAGTATGGAAACGATCTTTTAACCCGGTTATCGCTTCGCCCGCCTTGTCTCCCCATGTCCACGCCTCTTTGCCGATTTCCTTTATTCCATCCGAACCGAGTTTCATCATCGGAAACAATGCGCGAACCTCTGTATCGAGTAACCCCATCGAAGAGCCGATCGCGTCGATATCTTCGCCGCCTTGCTTGAAAGCGTCGGACATTCGATAAAACATGTCCTCGGTTCCTAATTGCTTAAACTCGTCGACGTTAATTCCTAGCTTTTTAAAGTTCTTCGCCGCCGCGCTGTTCTCGTCGCTGGCCTCGTGCGTTCGTCGTTTTAAGCGGTAGAGGATTGCTTGTAATTGCTCAAAAGTTGCGCCGGATTGCTCGGCGGTATATTTCAACCGTTGCAAGCTTTCGGTCGTCATGTTTAAACCCGCCGCTTTTTTCTCGACCGAGTCGACTTGATCGACAACGTGTTTTAATCCGATACCCGCGCCAAGTGCGCCGAGTGCGCCTGTGAGCTTAGAACCGATCGCGGCGACTCTTGCTCCCGCCCCTTGTACGCGTCGAACCGTTCTTTGAAAATGCGAATCGTCGCCAGTAAAAACCGTGTGTAATTGAGCGCGTCCGGCCATTATACTCTCTTTCTTTGTTTAAATTTTCGAGCGGTCTTTTGTGTTAATCCTAACGCCCAACGTCTCATGTCTTCTATTTGATCAGTAATTCCTTGTTTCATTGCTGGAAGCGCGATCGGATCAGAACCCGCGACGGCGTTGTGTGCGATCGCTTTCGTTTTACCGCGCCGCGACCGAGCCTTTTTCCCATACGACCGAGAAACCGATCCGCCGGTTTTAAGCTTTGATTCTCCAAAACCTCGAACGTTCATTTTCCCGCCCGTTCCAAACTCGCGGATCGGCTTAATGAATCCCGCGGCGATTGAACCTTTTGCGCCTCGCCGATCATTGTATTTCTCTTGAGCGGCGGCGAAAATGTTTCCTTTCTTAAAACCTTTTTTCGCCATAAATGCGTACCACGTCCTCCCCTTATATGTTCCCCAACGCGATTTGATTTTCGGATTATATTCCTTCCCGAGAGGACGGTCGGTAATGTCCGCCCGTGGTGTTAGTGCCAACGCTCTCGAGGTCGCTTTTCCGGCGGCTCGATTGATGATTTCGGCCTCCGTTTTTTTGTGCGCCTTTTTGGCGTAAAGATGGAACGCCCGATTCCAATCCTTATGATTTGTGATCTTGTGACTAACGTCCACCATGTCACACGTTACCCCCTGGATCCGGCGCGGGATAGGTTAGCGAGGTCGGATTGATTGTAAAAGATAACGCGAGGGCGCGGGTAAACCTTACGCGATCCCGGCGATTTCCTCGAAGCTCGCCCCCTCGATTTCGCCCTCGAACTTGTAACCCTCTTTTTCGAGAGTGAGCGTGTAAAATTGAAGACCGACGGCATAAGGGAAACGAGTTAATATTTCAGCGGGTTGCATCGATGGAAACGCGCCCGCAATCCTTAAGGCATAGCGGGCGAAGAATGAGACTTTCCCGGCATTCCCTCCGGTTCGTCGTCGTCCGTTTCCGGGTCGTCTCGGCTCTCGAGGACTTGGTCGGTTACTTCGTTTATTTTCTCGATCAAGGAAATTAGTCGCTCGCTTCCCGGTGTCAGGTTGTGACCGTCGGCGAACTCGATCGCTTCGATATGAACGGCGTCGGGGTTGCGTCTTAATCTCGAGTAAAGCGCGGCGACTTCATCCGGCGGCGTTGCGTATGCGTAAAAAGGCGCGAACGCTTTTTCATGAGTGCTTCCCGTTGAGCCGTTAACGAGTGCCTCGGCAATCGTAAAGTGCAAAATCGAGGTGTAGAGCGGGATTCCTTCCCATTCCGCGCCGTTCATCGAATTAATAAAGTTGTCGTCGTTGGATGTCATAAGCCTAATTTTTTCGCGAGTCCGGGATTCTTTCGCGGAACGAGAAAACCTTTTTTTCCTTTGCGGATATAAACCTCTTCCGGCGCGGCTCTCCACCACGACTTAAGCTTTTCGCGGTTGCCGATTGCGGCACGACAAAAGGACGCGATCGCCCTCGGTAATCGCGACTTGATTTGGTCGCGAATGTTTGCGTCGGGAATGCTATCAATTAAAGCGTCGAGTTCCTCGGCGGCGATTCCGTCTTTATCCTTAAACCCCTTCGCGATTACAGTCGAACTTGTTCCCGGAAAACTCGAATCGCGGGACACATGGTAAAAGACCTCTCCGGGTTGACCGGGTCGGCGCGGTTTGGCTTCGGTGTAAACGTTTGAGACTTCGCCGCCCTCGATCGGATTGCATCCGAGAGTCATTAAAACGGCGGCCTCGACCGCGTCTTGTGTAGTATGTGCGCCGCGAGTGAGATCGCTTTCGAGTGACATTTCAACGGAGGGAAGGCGACGCGTCGACGTCGTGTTCCAGGTGTTCGAGTTTTTTTAACGGGTTGCCATAACAGGCGGTTTGGCTTTGCGCTTGGTAGTGATGCCGAGCGCGGCCTTTAAAAGTTTAATCGCGTTTTTGTCGCCGCGTTTTTCAGCTTCGGCGAGTTCTCGTTCGAGGTGTTCTTTGTGCGAAGGCATCAACTAACTTCGGGAAGTTTAAGGAACGTCGCGGAGAATGTCTTGAACCCGTCGCGACTCTCGGTAATCGTTAAAGACTCGTCGAGATACCATCCGCCCGCGTCAGTAATTCCGGCGTAATCGGAACCGTCGCCTTTGCCCGAGTCGTTATTCTGTAAAGTGATTGCCGTCCCGAATGCGGCGGCGGCGACTCCGGTCGTTCCGGAAAGCTCCCCTTCAATGGCCACGCTAATTGATGGGTCGAAATCTTCAGCCCACCCGTTACGAGTCCCTTCTTTCGAGTAACAGTATTCCCGAGGGTTTTCGATCGTGGTTGTAAAGCTCGAAACCTTTATTCCGGTTTCGTCCGCGCCTATTCCGCGTTGTAGTCCGCTTGCGCCGCCAATATAACTAGGAGTTGCCATATATAAAAGATAAAGAGGTTCGCGGAGTTGCGATAGTTAAGAGGCGGTGAGTCCTAAATAAGCCGAGAGGCGAAACCATCTTAAACCGTCCTCGTCCTCGGTTTCGAGCGGCGCGTCGGTTCGAATGCTCCCGGTCATGCAATGCAAACGCCCGGTCGTCAAGCTCGCCTTAAGGTCGTCGTCGCCGTTGCCGAGTGCCTTTTCGATTTCTAACATTCGAGCGTCGACCCAGTCGCCATCCGCGCCCGCTGGATCAAGACAAACCTCGATGTCGCATAGCCACCAACCCGTTTGTGGCGGGTCTTCCTCTTGTCGAATAACCGTGACCACAATCGACGGTTCGCCTTCCTCGATTAATTCCCGAGTGCCGTTCCCGGTTAGAACCATCGAATCCGGCGCGGTAAGTTGTGCGCGGATTAATGTCGCGAGTTGATTCTCGGCGAACGCTTCAAGGCAAGCGGGACTAGCAACCTCTTGAGCCATTACGAGCGAGCGGATTCAAGTTCGAATTGATATCCGCCCGGAACGTCGAGAATCCCGTCGGATGTTATTTGAGCCTCCCAATCGCCGAGCTTAACGCGGTCGCCCGGTTGCGGGCGCGACTTTAAGTCGGACTTAAGGACGCCGACGGTCGCAACCTTCGACGCTTTGTTTCGTCCGTAGATCGAACGGTTGCCGGAAAGGGTCGGCGACTCAATCAAGAGTGCCGGAATGCTTTCGCCGTTAAAGCTCAAAAGTTCCGACCCGTTTCGCAACGCAAAACGGAACGAAAGTTCGGAAGCTTTTTCGACTTTATTCATCGGGCAAAGTAACCCCCGGCGGCAATGTTACCGCCGAGGGTTACCCGTGATTATATCAAACCCGATGGATTAAACTCCTTCGGCGATTGCCTTATTGTTACGCATCGCGCCGTCTACAAGTACGTCCGCGACCAGCGTTACAATTCGTTGCTTCATGCCAGAATAGGGGTCGAGACTTATGCTCATACCTCCAGCCCACATACCCAAAACATAGCCGTTTTTCCAATCTCCGAAAAAGAGATCGTTTGTCGCGGCTTGAGTCGTGGAAAACGCGTTATAACCGAGAACCGTGTTCGTCGGCAAGTCCCACATGGAACCGCTAACGCCGGAATCGATAAGCGTTTGTTTAAGCTTAGAAGCAAGTGCCGGAGTTGTGATCCAAGCAAGGTCGCCGCCAAGCGCGTTAGCTGTGTCGATTTGCTCAATAAAGCTGAACAGTTCCGCTTTTGTTGGGGCGGTGTCGTCAGAGATTGTGATCTGATTATCAGAATGACAATTCCCATCGACTCCGGTCGGCTGTCCGCTCGATCCGCTACCTTGAAGGATTGCGGCATCGATGCCAATCGCGAGAGCTTGGTTGAGGTCGTCGCGAACCATTTGTTCCGCGTCCGGTGAGGACTGGAGCAAGAGTTGACGCGAAACGTCTGTATAACAACCGAGGCTTTTCGGTGTCAATGTCAGGTTGTCGAGAGTCGGATCGCTTTCGCCGTGTGCGGTTGTTTCATCCGCCGCCCAACTCGCCGAACTTGCGGCGGTTTTGCGAGGAATGGAAACGTCGCCGACGAGTCCGCTTAAAGTCGTCACGAGATTTCCCGCGACCATGTTCGGACGAAGAACGTCGATAAACGATTCGCCGAGGTGATCGGTTCCAACCAGTTCCGAACCTTCGGTTCCGGAAACGGCGGCGGTAAGGTCACGCTGAGAAGCGACGAAAAATCCGTCGGTTTCGCGTCCGCTACGCTTTGCGATTACGTCGGAAACTTCGCCCTCGAGGCCGTCAACCTTGCGACCGTTCATCAATGAACGGATAGCGCGAGTGATCGAGTAACTCTTTGATTCCTTCTTATTTAATCCGATAGGCTCTTCTTCGATGCTATGACCGACGCGAGCGTTCGAATCCTTCAATTTTGCGATTGCTTCGCGCTGAACCTCTTCGACGCTTTTACCGGATCGGAACTGTTCGAAGCCCCAGTCGGTGTCGCCGATTTCCTCGGCGGCGGCGAAAATAGCCTCCGCCCGCTTATCGAGTGAGTCTTTATGACTCTTGACGGCGGCGGCGGTTTCGGCGGAATTATCGCGAGAGGCGTTTGCCTCTTCGTTATTTTTTTCCATGTTAATACAAGTTAATGTTGTTGTTGATGTTGTTTGGTTTTCCGATTGAACCCTCGCCTCGGTCGTGTCATTGACCGAAACCGCATCGGATGTCACTCGTTCGCGATTGCTTTGTGTTTCTTCAGAAATTGGTTTGCGGGTATCCGCGAAATTGTTAAGCGATCTTATAAGGCTGAGATTGTCAGCCGCTATTGGGACGACGCTCGCCTCTTGACATTCCCAACGCTGGCGGACGTTCACTGGCCCCTCGTAAGTAACGCCCTCGATCTCTTGGCGTTCTCCTTCGGCGATATATGTTTTGTCGTTGTCGTCGTATCGATAACCGACCGACATCTCGGTGACGTGTCCGGCCTCGACAAGTTCTTTCGCATTCCGTCCGGCCTCGGTATCCGCGAACACTAGTTCGCCGTCGATAAACGGATAAGGAACGCCGCGAGTCCCGGCGGGGTGTGTTTGAATATCGCGGAACGATCCGACGACGTCTTTAATGGATTCGGTCGAATGCGTATCGAGTAAGCGTAAAGTCGCGCCGCGTAGTTGTGCGCCGGACATGAGGAGAACTTCGTCGACCCATTCGTTGCGAAAAAAGTCGAATGAGCTTATCGGCTGTTGAGTCGTTAACACGCCGCGACGAGGCTTCGAGCTATCGGCCGCGCTCGGTTCAATCTTAAAACTTCGAAATCCTCGTTCCATTATTTAATCTTCGTCGGGTTCTTCCGGTTTCGATAGTTCGCCAAATCCAGGGGGCAAGGCGTCGACGAGATTTCCGCCCGCGTCGTTTACAATTTGCCGCGCTTCCTGAGCGGTAATTACTTTTCCGACGGCGAGGTAAACTTGTTGGAGTGTGCGGGCAACGCCGTCCTCCGACGCGCTTCCGAACTCAGCCGGAACCGGCAAACCCGCCGCCGCGAATGCTTCCGCGTCCGCTTTGCGTTCGGCAATGATTACGTCGAGTCCGACGCCGAGTCGTTCTTTAACCGCCCGCGAAAGTGAAATCGCGCCGATTGCTAATTCCGCCCGTAATCCTTCGACTTCACGTTTCGGATCAACCCATTCGAAGCCGCGCCCGGTAAACGAACCTCTCGCGAGATTCTCAAAGTTAGACGCTGGAAGGTTTTTAATTACTCCCGTTCTGAGAGCGGTCGACAACCAAGCGCGAAAGATCGGCTCTTCCTCGCGGTCGATGTTCATTTCTCTATAGACTTGGGTTAAAGCTTTTATATTTAACTTAGACTCCCTCAAGCTACTAAACGAAACTCCCTCGAATGATTGGGACATAACCGGAAAAGATTGCAACAAACCCGCACAAACCCCTTTAAGTATCCCGTCGCGAAATCCGGTATAATTTTGATTAGGGTGATTACTTGATAACAACTTAAAGGATTCGCCGGGTTCGCCCTCCCAAACCGCACCGGGTTCGACCGTCCGATCTTCCGCATCCGCTCCGCTCCATTCCGCGCCCTCGGTTCGCTCGATGGCCGCGACACTCGACGCGCCAGTTCTCGCCGCGATTAACTCCGCCTCTTCGAATCGCTCGAGGTGTTGGAGGGCGACGTTCGCTTGTGCAATTAAGCTTTGTCCGTGGTAACTCTCCGCTCGTGTTCGATAAAAGCGGTGTATTATTTGATCCGCCGGAACGCGTGTTCGTCTTTGCCTTCCGCGTGTTCCGTATTGATCGCCCGGATGATTCCCGAGCAAATGGTAAGCAATGGGGCGACCATATTGATCGATCTCTTTTCCCATTATAACGCGATTCCCGTCCTTATTGCTCGCTTCGTTGTAATTAATGTCGAGCCGATCGATCTCGAGCAAGTGAAGCGCGAAGTTATGGGGGTTATCGAATCCTCTTAGGATTTGAATTAAAACGCCGCCGTCGCGGGCGCAAGCTCTCTCACTTAATCCCTTAAACTCGCGATAAGGCATATCGCCGGACGCGGTGCATATTCTCGCGCTCTGGAAGTCCTTCCACGCGTTCTCGATGATCTCACGCGCCCCCTTGTCCTCGCGCCCTTGTGCATTAACCGCAAGGCTCGAAAAGTTGTATCCAGTCCCAACGATGTTCGAAATCCACTCGTTTAAAAAGCGGACGACGTAAGAGTTATTACGTTCAAGATCGCGAGCTTGATTACGTAACCGCTCCGCCGCGTTGCGTTGCTCTGTGCTGGCGTCGGTCGTTGGCGTTGACCACGACGAAAGGAATTGAGGATTGTTAACCGAGGCGAACCCGCGTTTCGCTTTTGGCTTCGAATCCTTTAACGTTATAACCCCCGTTTTTTTGTCGATGCGTTTTATCATCCTAAATAGATTCGACCGGGTCGCCGACGTTGTCCGGTTCGCCGAAATTCCTCGACTTGTTTTTCCTTGTTAACGAGTGCTTGATAACGATTCCTCATCGCCATTAAATCGACCGCGCTCGTTTTCGTAATGTCTTGGCCAAGCAATCCAAAAGACTCTTGAACATCGACGGCGCGTTCCTCGAGTGCCGCATCGATAAGGCCGAGAATCTTCTCGTTTCGGCTCTTGGTTTTATTCAGAGCGGCGGGATCGGGTCGGACTGTGCAATTCCCGACGGCGGCGATCTTGCTCTCGGTTCCGCTTGTCTTGGTAACCCGGCAAGCCCAAGACCATTCCCCGGCAATCATGCCCGCGCTCAATTCGGGAGTAAGTGAAAAGTCGAAGTCGCTACCGTTCGCGGTTCCGTAAAGAACGACCGGGTCGGCGTTCATCGTCGAGAAAACCCATCGGGCGACGTGAGTCGTCGCCGGGTATTTCGTGAACCCTTTCGTCCATTCGTTACTATCGCCCGCATATAAGGCCGCTGGAGGTTGTGAAAATGCCACGATCAAAGGTCGACGAATCCCGCGTCGCCCGATAGTTAGTTAAATCGCCGCGACGCTTAACAGGTCGACCCGGTCGCCGATCCCGCGCTTTCCCTTTTCCCAACGGATCAAACGAAGCTCGACAAGCAACCGGAGCGAGTCGCGATAAGTCTTTTCGCTAATCCGGAAACGCTCGGCGGAAGATTGCGGATTGATATCGAACGAGTCCTCGTTTTCTTCCCCGGCGAGAATGCATAAGGTCGTATAAACCGCGATTGTTCCAAGCTTGGCGCGAGGATGGCGGGTAATGGTTTCGAGTGCGTTTCGGCTAATCCATGCGACGGGTTCCGTTTTCATTTTTCGAAGTGCTTGTCGGTTCGTTGGTTGCGGGCGAAGTTTTGCGCCGCGTTTGAGAAAGGTTAAAGTTTCCGACCATGTAAGCGGTTCAATCCCGAGAGCGTCGAGGCATTGGTTATGCCCGCCGGAACGAAAGAAGCTCGCCGTTTCCTCGAGGGCGGCGATTCGATAAACTCCATTAAATCCGCCGAGAAGTCCGTTGTTTCGCTTGAGTCGGTAATTGTGCGGGATTACTTCGCCCGCTTCGCCGATATATCCTTCGTTGTATGCGGTTTGCCATTCACGCGCCGAGAGAGCTAGGATTTCGTGATAAACCTTTTGATAAGGTTCGAGCCTTGCCTCGCGTGTTATTCCGATCTCGATCATGAACTTAGCTTTCCGATAAACGAGTTCCGGCGAGGAATCTTTCGGCGCGGTTGTTTTGAAGTTGCCGGATTACTTGCCCGCGCTTTCAATACTTCGCGATGTCCGGCGAGGTTGATGTTTAAAAGCTTAAGACTAGCGAGCGCGTAGGTTTCACAATCCAGGGGCTCGTTCCTGAGATTGCCGTTGTAACATTCCTCGGTCTTTTGGTAGAACGGATAAAGCTCGCCGTCGCGAGGTGCGCGTTTATAAAAGCTCTCCTCCGCCTCGGTTAGCCCGCGAAAGTAAGACGACCCGAAAGCGTTCGTCCTTGGGTAATGTTTGAAGTTTTCCGGGTATTCCTCGCCGTCCTCCGGCGGGCGAAGTTGCAAGCGTTGATTAAGTAAATCCTTCGCCTCGTGTGTTCCGATCGACTGAACGGTAATTCGCGACTCTTTGTCCCTCGATGCCCGGTCGATAATGGGAACCCCTAACTGGTTCGACCCGGTAACCGCAACCACGCCGCGCCCGGTGTAGTTCGAAACCCACTTTCTCGCGATGCTCTTTTGATACCGAGTATCGAGGCAACCTTTTAAACAACTAATCTCGATCCCGAACGGATGGCGGAAGCTTTGAAAAACAAACCGCTCGAGTCGTTTCCATGTTTCCGGGTTGTCGACGTGACCTTGTAAGTCGGCGTAATCGATCGCCCAACTCTCTCCATTTAATCCCCATCCCATAATAACGGCGGAGAGAAATCGCTTGTTTACGTCTCCGCCCCAAGTGAGAGCGATCACTTCTTCGGGAAGCATAACGGCGGGGTCGTAGTCTTCCCGTTGGCGAAGTAAAGCCGGCGTTCTCGCTTTTTCCTCAAAGGCGAGCGAATACGATTCCGCCCACATTGTATTGACGACGGCGCGTCGTGCTTTCTCCGGGTTAGGCGCGTCCTCTACCGCTTCCCATTCCGCCGCGATCTCGTGGAGGTAACTCGTCCGGCTCTCGTCGTATGCGCCGACGTGCGCCATACAATTAAGATGAAACCCTCGGTTACTTCCATACTTTAACGGCGGCGGGTCGTTGACGCCGACCGTCTCGCCGTCGCGATTCTTCCAATGACCGGAAGACAAGCACGACTCCCGGCGTTCCGCGTCGCTGAATAATCCCGAACACTCGGGACACTCGACCTCCGCCTTTTCCGGTCGATCATCCGGCCAAACAATTTCGCGAGGATGCCAGTAACGAGAGACGCCGCATCGAGGACAATCCATAAACCAGTTACACCGATCCGAGTTATCGAACGCCGCGTCGATTTGAGAGTGTCCCTTAACAGAGGGGTAAGCGGAGCGCGTGTGAATTTGTAAACCGCGCCCCCTGGTTCGCTTCTCGAAAACCTTCACCTTGTCGCCCTCGTCGCTTGCGTCTTGAATATAGGCGTCGATCTCTTCGGAGTTCGTCCAGTGCGCTTCGATCGTTCTTGTTACCGACGCGGAGTTCGCGCCGCTTACCTCG